GAAGGATTAAAATTACTATCAACAATACAAAATGAAATAGGAGTAGCATAATGCCAAGAAAAGCAAAAAAAGGTTCACCAAGATATTACTTCCACCAAGGAACAGAAGACGCAATCATCAGACACAATAAAGAAACTCGTCCTAAGATGAGAGAACGAATTTATAATGAACATATTAGACAACCATTTGAGAAGTTGGCAGAAAACATTATTCATACATTTAAGTTTTATTACTTTGATGTTCCGAGTGAAGATGTTAAACACGAAGTGGTAAGTTTCTTGTATATGAATATGCATAAGTTTACCGAAGGTAAGGGAAAGGCATTTAGTTATTTCAGTATTGTTGCTAAGAACTATTTGATTCTACACAACAACAATAATTACAAAAAACTAAAACAGACTGACCAAGAGGACGCTACTGATTACAAAAGAGATGCGATGTGGGAAACCAATAGAGAAGATATCTTGGAAGGTCAAAAAGAATATATGGACTTATTCATTGATTATTGGACTAACAATCTAACTACCGTCTTCAAACGAAAACAAGATATAGATGTTGCCAATTCAGTATTGTATTTAATGGAACAAAGACAAAACATTGAAAACTTTAATAAAAAGGCATTATATATTTTAATTAGAGAAATGACTGGTTCCAACACACAACACATTACTCGTGTTATCAATGTATTGAAAAAACATCACGTTAATTTACAAAAGAATTATCTGGCGACTGGAAGTATTGAAACTAAGTTTACAGGTAGTTGGGATTTATTGTAGATGAAAAGGCCGATATTTCTACCGGCCTTTTGAATCCACCTTTATTTGTTAAGTAATCCGAGTATCACGATTAGTGATATAAATCCAGCAAATCCTGCTTCACCGAAGCTATTTACTAAACTAATCAAATTACCAACAATATCGATTCCTAAGAATCCACCTACAAATACTAATTGTACGAGAACCCCTAAGCCGACTATGTGAAGTAGTAAGTCTTTAATTCCACTTACACCTTCCATAATCATTGCGATTGTGTTTTTCATTTTAGTTTCCCCCTTTAAATGAACAAAAATCGGTGTTTTTCCGACTTCGTATAATAACTATATGGTAAAATCAAAAAAATAAACCGATATATAAATATATATTCCCTTTTTTCCATATCTTTATATTTATTGTTAGGTAAAAACTATGTCACACGATTATGAAATATTTGAAGGCAAAACCTTATCAGATGTATTCAAAGACATCTATGATAATTCCAAAACCAACAAGAAACAATTAGAAGTCTTGATGAAAGAAGTGGTAGGGTTTATTAAAGACGGAGATACTGCCGTCCAGATTATTCCTATGCTCAAAGAGTATTTAGAAATCAATGTAAAGAACGATGAACAACTTGTTAAGTTAGCTACAGTCGTTCAAAGAATTATGGCAGCAGAAAAAAGAGTGTCGGATAGTGGAGATGAGTTTGGTTTATCTGAATCAGAAAAACAACAACTTATGGATGCTATCGAACACGACGTTCAAGAGTTACAAATCAAAAAAGACGAAATAGACAATTCTATTAGTAAGGAAAACTAATGTACACAAAGAAAACCAAAAGAGGTAGTTCTGAAAAGAGCACTCTAAGTAATCAGTTGATTACTGCTAGAAACCTTCGTCTAAAAATAAAACAACTTGTAGAAAAAGAAAACTTTTTTGAATTAGAACCAGTTGAAGTTTTAAAAGTTTATCCAACAGGTTCTGCTGATGATAAGGGATATATAGACTATGGTCGTATCGTTGGTAGATATGTTGTATCGGAACAAGGTTTACCATTTGAAGAATGTAAAGACTTTTTTCCATTAGATACAAATGTTTTACAATATCCATTAGAAGGTGAAGTTGTAGTTGGTTTTGAGTTCAATAAAGAAAGATATTATTTTGCTACTTTAAATAGTTCACCAAAAGATATAACATATAAAAAAAGAATCTCAGACATTAGAAATAAAGATAAAAAAGATGAACGAGATGAAAATTTAAAATACTTTGAAAACACCACAGAATACAAAACACAAGTTAAACAAGGTGATACTTTAATTCAAGGTAGAAATAACAACTATGTAAAACTAAGTAGTGATGACGGAACCAATACAGGTAACATTGTTTTAAGTACAAACGATAAACAAGTTTCTAAAAATATTACAGATGACAAATCTTTTGTTCGTATGACTACAAAAGAAAAGGTTGATTACTCGGACCAAGTAAAAGAGTTTGGTAAGAGTATGGGTAAAATAAAACCATTTGGAAAACAATTAGAAACAGAAAAGTATCAAGATGGACAAATATACATTGGTTCTGATAGATTAATATTTAGTGCAGAAAAAGATGACATTGCAATCTTTGCAAATAAAAGAGTTCACATTAAAGGTGGAGATGGTGGAGTTCAGATTTCCAATAGATTGGGTGAAGTTGCAATCAAAGCAAAAACCGTAAGTGAAGATTTTATCGGTGGTAAAAAAGTTCAACTCAATAAAGCACTTGGTGGTGATGTTATATTGGCTCCAGAAGGTATGAAAGAAATGGGACAAGTTCTTGCTAAACAAGTTGAATGGAACTTAGACTTTTTAAAAGTTCAAATCGCTTCATTGATTCCTGCAGCTATACCAGGAACAAGAGCTATTCCAAATCCAGCTTGGTTTACAAACATAAAAGCAAAAATTGACAACGCTAAAAAATTATTAGAATTTAATGACTTGGTATTTAAATTGGGTTGGTTAGATAAAACAAAATTAAAAACCTATACCATTGATGAATTAAAAGAAGCTTTTAAACCTATACCAGGATTTGGTAATATCATTCAAGGAATAGCTTCATTGTCAGAATTTAAAAATAAAGTTGAAGATATTAAAGGCCAAATCGATAGTAAAATAGAACAAGCCAAATCACTAAAAACCCAAGCACTCACTACGGTTTCATCAACAATTGATAATATTAAAGATGCACCAAGTACAATGTTAGGTGTTGACCAAGTAGAACAATTAAAACAAAACTTAGAAGATTTTGAACAAGAAGGTAATGACCTTAATACTTATAAAGGAGCACCACAATTAAAATCAAGAATTACAGAATACGAAGAAGCAAAAGAAACACTTGATAGAAGTTTTGGAGACGATAGACCATTTGCTCAAAAACAATTTGAAGAAAAAGAAGAAAGATTAAGAAACCATATTATTTTGGGAGAGTCAAATTCTTTTGGTGATAAAATAATTGAAATAGATACTGAAGTTACTGCATTAGAGGGTTCTAAAACTTTAGCAAATAGTATAGCAGATTTACAAACAGAAATAGAGGACTAAAATGGATAAAAACAAATTAAGAAATATAATTGAATTAGTTGTTCGTAAAGAAGTCAAAAAACAGCTGAGCGAGATATTTATTAATGAAGAAAAAGAAATCAATTTAGCAGAAACGATTTCTAAACCCAGACCTAAAAAGGTTGTCAAAAAACCTAAAAAACAATATACATCAAATAAAACACTTAATGAAGTATTGAACAATACCAAACCATTAGGTTCAAGTCAAACTGAAGAATGGCCAACATTAGGTGGTGGAGTATTAGGTAGTGATAATATGGCCGATGTCTTAGGATACGGAGATTTAGGTAGAGGACAAAACAAAGAGAAAGCACGAGAAATGGCAGCAGTTGATTCAATCAAGAAAGCTGGTGTTTCAGTAGACGCAGTGCCTGAGGATGTTCAGAATGCACTAACTCGTGACTATTCTGGTTTGATGAAAGCAATTAATAAAAAGAAATCAGGCGAAGGTAATTATAGACCATAATGGCAAGTGTAAGAGAAATAGATAGAGATAGTAATGTTAAAGTTGGAATAAGATTTCCATTGGATTATAGTCCAGATGGATTTTTCTATTCAACAAAAACCGTATTAGAACAATCAAAATCCAACATTATAAATTTACTATTAACTCAAAAAGGTGAAAGAGTAATGCAACCAAACTTTGGTTCAAGACTAAAAGAATTGTTATTTGAACAAATCACACCAACAACAATTGATACAATTGAAAATGAAATAAGAGAATCTATTTCTACACAACTTCCACATATTATTTTAAATGATGTGTTGGTCGTACCGAGTAATGAAAAGAATATGATAAATGTTCAAATAGATTACTCTACAAGATTAGAACCAGATACCTTTGATTCTATAACATTTAATTTTGAAGTTGGAGAATAAAAATGCCGAGTATTAATCCACAAGAAGTAGATTACGGAACGAATAAAAAAGTCGTAAAAAAAGAAGTAAATTATCTTGGGAGAGATTTTGCTAACATTAGAAGTAATCTAATTGAGTTTGCTAAATCTTACTTCCCAAATCAATACAATGACTTCAATGAAGCATCACCAGGTATGATGTTTGTTGAGATGGCTGCATATGTGGGTGATGTATTGAATTATTATGTTGATAATCAATTTAGAGAAACACTTTTACATCACGCAGAAGAAAGAAAAAATATCTATGAGATTGCACAATCATTTGGATATAAACCAAAACTTTCTTGTCCAGCTACGGTAAAACTTACTTTTACAATTGATGTTCCTGCTAAACTTGTTAGTGGAAACTATGTTCCAAATTTAGATTATGCAATCACAATTGATTCTAATTCTACGATATCGGCAGACAACGGAACAGAATTTACATTGTTAGATGATGTTAATTTTAAAACATCAGGTTCATTAGATAAAATGGATGTTGCTCCATTAACACCGACATCAGGTAATGTTCCTACAAACTTTAGACTTACCAAAACCGGTATGGCTAAATCAGGAACAAGAACATCAGAAACATTCTCTTTTGGACCTTCAAAAAAGTTTGACAAAATCACATTAGCAAATGAAAGAGTAAATGAAATTATTTCCATTACAGATTCAAACAATAATAAATGGTATCAAGTTCCATTTTTAGCACAAGATACTGTTTTTGAATCTGAAGAAAATACTGAACTTAACGACCCAGGTCTTTCATCATATAAAAATGATACACCTTATTTATTAAAACTTATCAAAACATCAAGAAGATTTACAACAAGAGTTCGTGATGATAATCGTATGGAAGTTAGATTTGGTTCAGGTATTAGTAATAACGCTGATGAAGAAATTATTCCAAATCCAGATAATGTAGGTTCATCATTAGGATTTGGTGTTTCTAAATTGGACGAATCATTTGACCCAACCAACTTTATGAAAACACAAACATTTGGGTTGGCTCCAAGTAATACAACACTTACTGTAAATTACAATTATGGTGGAGCAATAGAACACAATGTAGCACCAAGAACAATTACAAGTTTTAAAACACTCAATACTTCAAACTCTACAACAGGTCTTGATTCAGCACTAACAGCATTAGTAACTGATAGTATTAGTGTGGTTAATTTAGAAAGAGCTACCGGTGGTGCAAGTGAAGAATCATTACAAGAAATAAAATTAAATGCAGGTGCATACTTCAATGCTCAGAATAGAGCAGTTACCAAAGAAGATTACATCACAAGAGTTTATTCATTACCACAAAAATATGGTAATATAGCAAAAGCATTTATTATCCAAGACGAACAATTAGAACAAGAAGGACAATTAGAAGTTATCAATGGACAAGTAAAACAAATCAAATCTATTGATGTTGTTCCTAATCCACTGGCTATGAATATGTATGTATTGGGATATACCGCGGATAAAAAACTTACACAATTAAATCAAGCAGTAAAACAAAATTTAAAAACATACCTTTCACAATACAGAGTATTGACGGATGCAATCAACATCAAAGACGGATACATTATTAATATTGGTGTAAGATTTAGTATTGTTGTTCGTAGAGGATATAATAAAAATGAAGTATTGTTTAGAGCGATACAAGCAGTTAAACGACACTTTGATACACAAAAAAGGCAAATCAATCAATCAATCGTATTGAATGATATTGCTTATGTTATCTCATTGGTCGAAGGTGTAATCTCAGTAGTTCCACCACAAGATAATAATCCAGAGAAAAATATTGTTGTGATTGAAAACAAACACAAAGTATCTGAAGGATATAGTGGAAACATTTATGATACAGATGCAGCTACAAGAGACGGAATTGTTTATCCTTCATTAGACCCAAGTATATTTGAATTAAAATACCCAAACATAGATATTCAGGGTAGAGTAGTAGGAGATAGATAATGCATTATTTTATATTCGGAGATAAAGACGCAACCATATATTCAGGTGGTACAACATCATCTATCAATACAGGTGCAGATGAAATTTTAGAAATCAATAAAGTTGTAAATCAAAATGGTAGTATAGGAAACATTTCGAGAGCATTGATACAATTTGATTACACAAATATCTCATCATCAATTCAACAAGGTAAGATTCCTTCAACTGCAAAATATTATTTAAATTTATATGATGCAGGTTCATCAGAATTATTAAGAAATCAAAATTTATTTGCTTATATGGTAAGTGGTAGTAGTTGGACCGAGGGTAATGGTAAACTTGACCACAATCCAGTAACGACCGATGGAGTAAGTTACAAATATAGAAATCAAGATGCAAAGACACCTTGGGTAACAGGTTCAGTATTGACTGACGGAGGTGCTTGGTGGACAAGTAGTCAAGGTGGACAATACAAAGTTAGTTCATCATTTGCAATGACCAAAGCAACACAAGATGTAAGAATTGATGTTTCAGATTTAGTCAAAAATCATATTTATTCTTCATCGTTATTTCCTAATCAAGGATTTATAATTAAAAGAGAATCACTCTATACAGGTTCAAGTGATTTCTCATATAATCCAGGAAGTGATACTACTAAAGATGAAAGTAGTTCAACAAGATTAGGAAACTTAAAATTTTTCTCAACAGATACTCATACAATTTATCCACCGAAATTAGAAGTAATGTGGAATGATAGTTCTTGGTCAACAGGAAGTTTATCAGCATTGAGTTCAACAGACTTAGAAAATTTAAAAGTTTATTTTAAAAATTTAAGAACAGAATACAAAGAGGGTTCAATAGTAAAATTAAGAGTAGTGGGTAGAGAGTTATATCCGACAACTGCGTTTGCAACAACACCATCAGAACTTACTGTTAAATATTTACCAAGTGGTTCAATATATTATCAAGTAAAAGATGCTGATACAGAAGAAGTAATTATTCCTTACGGAACAGGTTCAGCCATTAGTTGTGATAGTTCTGGTAATTATTTTAATCTATGGATGAATGGATTTCAATCAGAAAGAAATTATAGATTAGGTGTTAAAATAGTTAGTGGTAGTGGAACAACAGACGAACAGGTTCACTACTTTGATAACGAATATGAATTTAGAGTGGTGAGATAAAATGCCTTATTTACCAAGTTCAGCAAGATTAAAGTCAGACTATTATCAAAAGTTATTAGACGCTGATATCATTGAACAACAAGAGTTATTCAAAGATTTAAAATTAAAACAAGAAGTGTCTGGTTCTTCCGATGCAATTCGTCCATTACGAGATGAAGACGGAAATCTAATATCAATAGAATCACCAAAGAACCTTGGTAAATCAATCAATGAAGAATTTGATATCGTTAGATTAGAAAACAGACAACAATATTTTGATGATAAAAACTTATCCAAAATAGACAATCAATTTACTTTCTTTAAACCACCAATCGAACTTGACAAACCAGAAGAAGAAGTAGAAAAAGAAATTATTAAAGTAGAAATCAAGAGAGAAGAAAAGAAAGCAAAACCAGATTTACATTTAAAGAAAGCAATGGTTAGGTTTATCAATAGAGCATTAAGAGTTAACTATCCTTTAAATATGAGTACAAACTTATTAAACTCAAAAATATTAGAAGTGTTTAAAAAATTCGTAAATCCAAAAAAGAAAATGGTAGGTTCTACATTCTTAGCATCATATTTGACAAGACAAAAGAAAAACAAAGTTAGTTTAAATCAATTTATGGTTCCGATTAATTTACCAAAATTTAAGTTTATGTTTGGTTCTCTCTTAGCGTTAACAAGATTAAAAGGATATATAAAAAATTTACAATACCAAAAAATATATGATGAGTTTATTTTTACCAATAAAGAGTTAATAAAGTTTTGGGGTCAAGCAAACGAAAATGCACCAAGAGAAGAATTTGATATGTTTAGTGTAAGTGGATTAGAAGATACGGTTGAGGTCAAATAATGGCAAGAGAATACGGATTTACAGAAAAAGAAAAGTCAACTTATTATTTACCAAATAGAGTATATAGTAGTTTTGGTCGTGATAATGATGACGACTTTATCGCACTTTACATTTATGATGAAAACGATGAAAATCTTTTAGACACTATATTTTTAGAAACAGAAGATATTGATTTAGATTCAGGTGAAAACTTTATCGATTTAAACATAGCAGAACATTTAAGAAAAGCAGGATATACTGAAGGTAATTTTAATGTTACTTATAAGTTTTTACGAAGACTTGCTGGTGTAGAAAGAGAAGTATATGTTTTAAGTAATGGAGAAGTTTATAATGGGTTGGTTAAAGAAAAGAAAATCAATGATGAAATAAGATACTTCACTGCACAACCAGAACAAAAAGGAGATAGAAGATTTGACTATCCACAAATTGTAGAACAAGAAGTGTTTAAAAGAGATTTAACTTATGTAATAGATGAAATATCACCAGACAGAACGGAGTTAATTGTAGAACGAGATGAAATAATTAAAAACTCAGAATACATTGATGACTTTAAATCTATGTCAGAAATGATAGAATATAAACCATTAAGAATTAATAACGCAGGTAAAATAAAATTTGATACCAAAGACCCATATGTTTTGGAATTTGATATCAATGATTTGGATAGAGGGTTTACACAAAATATGGTAGGTGGGGAAATCATTATACCTAAATTATATCAAATAGAAAACGAAACAACAACCAATGAAGATGTTGTTGTTGAGGAAATAGTTGAGGTAGATTTCTTTGACCCACCAGAACCTGACCCCGACCCGACACCATTACCTGAACCAGAAGAAGAAGATAACTTTGGTTCAGACTTTTTAGGTGCTGATGTTGGATTAGGAGGATTTAGTTAATGGCAAGGTCAGAAAGAGCTAAACAATTAGAACAACAACTTATCTCACAAGGTAGAATACTTCCACCAAGAAGACAAGGTGCTGCAAGAAATGCATACATTGACTTTGATGTAACGGGTAGAGCAGACTTAGGAGAAGAAGGTGGGCCACTATCGCCAGGAAATGGATTGCCAATTGGGGGCTTAATTCGTGGTGGAGAAGGTTATGGATTGTATGGTGGAACTATTTATCAAAAACAAAAAGAATTAGAAAAAGACCCAATTGACCCAATCAGAAGAAAAAAGAAAACTAAAAAGATTGTTAAAGAAAAAATCGTTAGTAGAAAAGTTGTCAAGATAGAAAGAGAAGATAGAGATTATGTAGCACGAATTGATGAAGTATTGGATGCTAATCGTATTAGAGTTTCATTAAGTTATAATGACGGAGTAAATAAAACTAAACACAAAGGTCAAGACCAAAGTGCAGAAAAGTTTACTTATTGGAGAGTTAATTACGATAAAAGTAATGTCAACAGATTTAAAACTTATATGATTAATGGTAATAAACATTTTCTATTGGTTAATGATAAATTAGGTTCAGATAACTTATCAAGAAAAGTAAAATTAAAACAACCATTAACAACAGACTTGGATAGATTGGATAGAGTTTATTTTGCAGAAAAAAGACTACCAGACTATAAAGATAAAATTAAATTGGTTCCGTTTGTTGACAGACCAGATGACGGAATATTTTTAAGAATACCTAATTTAAATTCAGTTGACAATCCTATCAATTGGGAATCAACTCAATTCCAAACTCACAATGATTTATTAGGAACCGATACATTATTAAATTTTGATTTAGAAGAAAAACTTATATCGGGTAGTTTATTAAGAACACAACCTACTGTAGATTATCAAAGAACAACAACTGATGTCAATGTAGATTTAGATGACACCGGATTTGGTAATTATGTAAACTTTTCTTCTGCTGAATCAAGATTAAAAAACTTCAAGAAAAAGTTAGAATTGATTGAAGGATATAATTCAACAAGTTCATCATTAACTTCTATATCGAGTTCTGCAGATAGAATTTCTTATGTAGAAAAACAAAGAAAACGAGTTATCAATTCCTTTGACCCATTTGAACATTATTTGTATTTTGAAAGTTCATCTTTCTCAAGTGGTTCCAATGGAATATTTCACGATACATCTTGGCCAAAAACTAATTCATCTGCACCATATACATTAGCAGCAATCGGTAGTACACAAGCAAATACTTGGTATAACAATATGATATTGAGTGCTTCCAATTATGATTTCAACAATCCAAACTCATTGAGAAATTCTTTACCAGAACACATTTACGCAGATACTCAAAACAATGTATTCTTAGAATTTATGGATATGGTTGGACAACAATTTGATGAGATATGGATTTATGTAAAACATATGACTGATGTCAATAAACGAGTAGAAAAATTATCAGAAGGTATATCAAAAGATGTTGCACGAGAGTTTGCTAAATCACTCGGATTAAATTTATATAGTGGTAATGACTTGGTGAATTTACCAGAATATTTATTAGGTAAAAATCCAGATGGTTCAACAAAATATGAAACACCACAAGAACAAATAACAGAAGAAATATGGAAACGAATACTTGCTAATCTACCTTTCTTTATTAAAGCAAAAGGAACTGAAAGAGCCGTTAAAGGATTGTTAAGTTGTTATGGTATTCCAAGTTCAATACTTAGAGTTCGTGAGTATGGTGGACCAGATAAAGGAACAAGAGTTAGTTATGAAATCAAAAGAAAGTTTACAAGAGCATTAGATTTTAAAGGTTCACAATACATACGAGTTCCTTGGAACAGAGATTCAGATAACAAATCACCACAAACAACAGAATTTAGATTTAGAACACCATATAAAGCAAATCAAACAATTTTTTCAAAAGCAGCTGGACACGCTATCCAACTTATCAATAGTGGTTCAACAAACTATGGATATGTAAGATTGTCAGTTAGTGCATCAACAGGAGTATCACATTTAGATACACCAAAATTAAAAATATTTAACGATGATTTCTGGTCAGTTATGGTAACAAGAGTATCATCGAGTGGAGAAATACTTCCAGCGAATAATACTCTTACATACGCAAGCAATAGTGTTGATTATGAAATAACAGCAAAACAATATGATTCAACCAGACAAAAGATTTTATATCAAGGAAGTTCAAGTTTAACCGTAGACGGAACATCTGCATTGTCTGCATCTTACAATACAAAATATGTTAGTAGTACACAAACTGCATATATTGGTGGTAATGGTAGTAATTGGGGTAGTCAGTTTAGTGGTTCATTGATGGAATTTAGACTTTGGTCAGAACCATTAAGTCAAAGTGTATTTGATAATCACGTTCGTGTTCCAAAGGCATACAATGGTAATTATTCAGGTTCTTCATATGATAAATTATTATTTAGATTACCACTCGATGACAATAGAAATTTACAAACGAATCCAACCGCATCTGAAGTGTCTTATTTAAATACTTACCAAGGAAATATTACAGGTAGTAACATCAATGGATTTACAGGAAACTTTTACAGAACATTGGTAGACCAAGAAAAGATGAGAATGCCAAATGTAGGACCTAATCGTAGAAATGCAACCAAAATTAGAATAGAAAACAATACACTAAAAGTTGGAACTGCACTTTCACCAGATGTTCGTAATGAAGTATCATCACAAGACTTTGCACCAATCGATAGTAATCGTTTAGGTGTTTACTTTTCACCAGTTGATATCGTTAATGAAGATATCGCTTATAGTATTGCAGATTTGTCTTTTGATGATTTAATCGGTGACCCAAGAGATGAGTTTGAATATTCTTACAGAAGATTATCAAAACTACAAAGAGATTATTTTAAACGATACAACAGGTCAAACAATTTTTGGGATTACTTAAGAATATTAAGTTATTATGATTCAAGTGTATTTACACAAGTCAGACAATTATTACCAGCTCGTGCTAACTCAACATTAGGTGTCTTGGTAGAACCAAATATTTTAGAAAGAAGTAAAGAAGTGTTGGGTAAACAACCAAGTTTCACAAATCGTTATTATGAAAACGCTACACCATTTAATGATGGAATATTGGTAACAAGAATCAATAATGATAATCCAGAATCAAAATTTAGTATGTTGGGTAGTAGTTATGATACATACGAAGGAACATTTAATGTGGCATTTGAAACAGGTTCTAACATTGGTTTCTTGGGAATGCCAACACTAACGAGTAATATTATTGGAAACAACGATAAAAACTTTGGGTTTGGAACTACATACTTAGAAGCAAGTGCTTCAATACCGCTAACTTTAAACTTAACAGATTTTATAGTTCCGATTATATCAGGTTCAAGAATAGCTGAACAAAATCAAGAACAAAGACTATTTTTTAACACTGTGGTTTCGGCATCCAAAGCTCGTGAAGCTGCAAATCCATTATATTGGGCAAATAGTAGTTCGTTCCACCCAACAGATATAGAAAGTGTGGCGGTATCAACACAATTATTTAGAACATTTTATTTGGGAACACAACTAACAAAGAATAATTCTTTTGACGGAAAAGACCCAATCGAAGTTACAATTGTAGCACCAACAACAATAGTAACACAAGATAGTGATTTAAGTAAACTAAGAACAGAATAAAACAATGGAAAATTTAACTTTCTTATATTTATTATTGAAAAAGAATAGTTATATCATTTCCACAGGAGTAAAATAAATGGGATTTTTAGATAATACAACAATAACAGTAGATGCTATATTGACAAAAAAAGGTCGTGAACTTTTGTCAAGAGGGCAGAATGAATTTAGAATTACAAAGTTTGCATTAGCAGACGACGAAATTGATTACAATCTATACGACACCACACACCCAAATGGTTCAAATTACTATGGTGCGGTGATTGAAAATATGCCTTTGTTAGAAGCATTTGTAGATGAAAATCAATTACTAAGATATAAACTAACTACACTTCCAAAGGAAACAGCAAAACTTCCTATCTTGGAATTACCAAATTCATCGATGACATTCAATGGACCAGGTATCACACAAACTATTACACCAAACACAAGAAATGGTGTGGATAGTGCATACACATTTGTTTTACAAGATGCATCAATCGCAAACATTACACCGATTGTAGCAAGAAGTGGAGACCCAGTTGGTGAAAGACCAGTAGAAAAAAGATTACCAGATGGTAATTTAGAATTGGATTTTGTAAGCCCAAGAACAACTACACCAGTATTCTTAAATGAATCTGAAAGAAAACGTTCAATCACTATTACATCTAAAGCGGTTAACATTATCGCAAGGTCAATCACAACACAAAAGTCAACCAACATAACCGTAGTCGGTCTTGATACAGGAGCAACTTATAATTTGCCAATTACTGTAAAAGCAGACCCAAGTAAAATATAAGGAGTAAACAATGTCATTTCAAAGATTCAATAGAGCAGACGACATAGTAGAAAATCAAAGAACGACTATCACAAGTGGTTTGTGGACAGGTGGTTCTACACGAATAACATCATTTTATACAGCGTCAGCTGCAGGAGAACAAACAGGTTCTTATTTAAATGTTTATAATGTAGACCCAACAGGTAGTTCAGCAGAAGTTCAATTTTCAATTGGATATGCAAATGTAAATGGTAGTGGTTCATCAGGAAACACAACCAAATCTACATTAGGTCGTAGACAATCAAAAGCGTTGTATGGTCAATTTAGAAATTTACTATTACCACCAAACAGCACTGAATTTAATTTCGGTGGTACTACTACATTACCTAATGAAGATTTCTACTTTATTTCATTTAACAGAGCTCGTATGAGAGAAAAAGTTAATCCAGGAAATTGGGAAATTTCTTTAGATAGTGCAGGAGACAAACTTGAACTTATTGACAATAGTTCTACAACATCAGGAGTAACCGTAGACCAAGGTGGTCGTGTGTTTAATATTGTTAGTGGTTCTATTACAAATGGAGTAATCACTGAAGGTGCTACTGATGCAGCTATTACAACTGCAACAGGTTCTTATGGATTATTTTACCCTGACTTAGGACTAATTTTACTAAATGCAAGAAAACTTGATGACCAAGTAGCGGACATTTCAACAACTCGTTCAGCAAATACATTTGATAATAATCCACGAGTATTATTCAACTCATTAGTTCAAGGTGCAAGCTTTAGAGCAAGACGAGAAGAAGAAATTAGTTCAACAAATTACTTTTGTAGAGTAAACAACAAGAAGTTTAACTTTAGTTCAAATCCAACATTTGCGACAGCATCTGATGGTTCTTTAACACAACCAACTTTCTTTAAAGACCCACAAACTTTTATTACACAAGTAGGTCTTTACAATGATGATAACGAATTGTTGGCAGTTGCTAAATTATCAAAACCATTATTAAATTCATACGCAAGGGAAGCTATTATTAAAGTGAAACTTGATTTTTAGGACAATCTTATGTTCAAGAATCTTGACCCACAAGACATATCTAAAAAGCCGTTTTCGAGTTTTAAAAACTTTACATTCACTAACAACGATAGTGGGAGTGGTGTATGGTTGGTAAAGGCTCGTTCAGGTTCTCAATACAATTACGATAGTGGTTCAGACTCAGTTACAAATATCGTTTCAGGTTCAGTAACAACAAGATACTTTGGTTTACCTACTTGGCACTTTTTAAATAAAGTGTTTTACAAAGATGCGGATAAACCATATAGAACTTTCGGAAACAACGACCCATATAAAGAAAATAGAGAACTCAACACAAGTGCAAGTATTATTAGTGTTGCAAGAGGATTGTATGGTGAAAAAATTAAACCACAATCAGTTGATTTAGATATTACAATTGGTAGTAATACATTTACACTTAAAGATGATGGAGACGGAAATCTTTATGACAATGCACATTCAGCAAGTTTTGCAGCATTTAAATCAAGTTCGTTTAATAGAAGTCAAGGAGTTCAATCTAATGGAAGTGGTTCAGAGGTTGGTAATGTTTTTTACTCACAAGGTTTAATTGTATTGACGGATACTGGTTCTTATACAGGTGATTCCACTTCATACACTTTAAAGTATCAAGCAACACAAACTCATTATGAATATGAATATCGTGTAACAGCAAAACCATATGAGTTCAACACATCAACTAATATCAGTTTAACACCAAATAGAACAGGAACTTTAACATTACCTGCTGGTACTGTAAGTATGTCAAGGTTCTTACCACCAAGTGATAGACCAGATTCAGAAGGTCGTGGGACATATAATTCATCCTATACAGCAGCATCAGAATCATTAGGGTTTGTAACAGGTTCAGAGTTTCATCCTTATGTAACTCAAATCGGACTTTACACTGAAGACGGAGAACTTGCAGCAATTGGTAAAGTTGCAAAACCTATCAAATTATCAAATGAAATCTCAACTACATTTGTAGTTAGATTCGACATATAATATTCTTTAATCTTATATTTATTATTGACAAAAACTCACGGAGAAAACAATGTTTCGTTTATTAAAATTAATGGTTATGTCATTAGTGATGTTTGGTTTTGCCTTTGGTCAAACACCAATCATACGAGTAAAACAATTAGGTAGTTGGTCTACACCACAAATGTGGTGGAAAGACTCAGTTACACAAAATTTAGATACATTTCTAGCACAAGATACATCTAATCCAGCTTTCGATAATAATAACTTCGATATCTGGAGAGATAAAATCTTGGAAATGGAAGTCACATTAGATGATAATGGTGCAGATATTACTGCACTTAGATTTGATATTGCATTTGATAACGACTTAATCACTTGGGTAGAATCAGGTGAAACATCAGTTAATGCTTGGAGTCAAGGAGAATCCAAAGTCGTTAAAGGAGATTATATTGACGATTGGACTGAAGGTGATGAATCATCAGGTGCAGATTATTCTTTTGAAGTGGTTCATTATACAAACACCGGTTATCAAGATTCATTAGCCGTTGGAACATCAGAAACTTTATATGAAGAAAGTATTTCCGACAACAGATACGATTGGTTAAGAATCACAATGGTAAGTCACGGAGTTGATGCCGATTCTGACGGAACACCAGATTATACTTTTGGTAATGGTGACGGAACTCAAACACAAGTAATAAAATTATATTTTAAAATCAATGATGTGGTAGATGATTTTGCACCAAGAGCATTTAGAATACCAACATTTTACAATGGTTCATCAGGTTATTACACTTATGCTTCTGATGATTATTTATTAAATTATAAAGTTTACATTGATGGTAATTGGGGTGATTATTATACGTCAGAAAGAACTTATAATGGTGGTGCTCGTGGTGATATCACACTACACCCTAAACTCGTAGACATTGAAGGATATATGAGATACATCGGAGAATACGACGGAACAAATGCATATTCAAGAAACAAATATCCATTTTGGAAAGTTATCTTTGAAGTAGATGAAACTAATCCAGATAATCTTTCTAATTGGAGAAATATACGAGACATTAATTATCCAACAAGTTTAACAGATGAATCTTTAAATGATGATGTTATGGGAACTTACGATGAGTTTGGAAACTTTGCATTAGGGTATC